CATAATCATTATCACCGTCTAGAATATCGCCTGAATTTTCATTTGTGACTGTGGTGGTAGTGGTGGTTACTGTTGTTGTGGTTGTTGTAACAATCTCTGTTCCTAAATCTTCTTCTGTAACATCTATCTCTGTTTCTTCTGTAATAGTTACTCCTGGAATACAAAGTCCTTGCACATCAGGTAAACACTCTGCTTTAGAATAAGAGTAGCAAAGTAAGAGCCATAAGACCAAAATCTTTAAGACCATTTACATCTCCCTTTGGTTCTTCTACTTTAACTTGTTGAACATATTCTGCTTTATATCTACTACCCTCAGGAATTTGAGAGGGATTATTTTGCCAGTAGGATGCTGCCTCTTCTCCAATAAAACCTCGTGCTGGGCACGGGGTCCCCGCATCAAGCATGCTGTCCCAGACACGAGGGTCTTGACAGAGCAATGCCACCGCCGACACTTTCATGCCAAAAGCGAATTGGGTCTTAGATAATTTTAGAATCTGACACAGCTGGTCGTCTATTAGAACGCCTGTAGCTAAACCTAACACATTATTTTGAACACTTCCTCCAACACCAACCTTACATATATCTGAATTTGAGTTTGGAATTACTGGTGCATTAGCTGTTGGTGGCGTGTTATTTACAACCGTGCTAGACACGGTGTTGGTTTCTGCGTAAGAATTTTGAATTAATAAAATCATTAAACATAAAGTTAAAATGGCACAAATGAAATATATAAATCCTTCTCTCATTAATCCACTTTACTCATAGACCTAATAAATTCGACACCCTCTATGGTTTCTATTTGTGCTTCAACTTTTGCACAAGATATTTGTACTGTATCTGACATATTTCTTTGCATAATTCTTTTTTTTTCAAGACAATCTTTTACACCATCAGTAATTGTATGTTCAATCATTGTTCCTTGTGAAAATAATAATAATGCTATGATAACCTTAGTAACCATTTGCTGCTCTTATTTTATCTTTTAAATCTTCAATGTCATTGAGTGCTTTTTCCATGTCAGTTTGTAGTCTCATTATGTTTACTTTGTTATGAGCCATGTTTTCTAAATCTTCTGACATACCCTCTACTTGATCTGATACAAATTCTAGTAGCATAAACTGTTCCTGATCTATAGGAGTTTGATCTGCATTCTTAACAAGATCAGCTTCAAATAAAGTAGCTCTTGTTTCTATATTATTTAGTCGTTCGATCACTCCAAAGTAAGCCCAGACACCCACTGCTGTGGCTCCCAGTATACTAATAAGATTTCTCATAGGCATTGAGATTGATGTATTTTCTGAAAGCTTCATCTAGCACCTCCATCTCTTTCTTGCTTGTCTCAATCTTGAGTTAGGATCTTTTGCTGCTTTAGGAAACTTTTTCATTTGTCCTGCGCTTCTAGCACAGAAAGATTTTCTTCTTTTTGCTGATTTAGAACCAGGTTTGACTTTACCTGTAACAGCAGTTTTTAATTTAGAACCAGGGTTGTCTCTTCTATATTTAGCAACACCTGCTTTAGTCATTCCCGCTCCAGATTTAGTGGAGCGGAAATATTTTTTAGTTTTTGGTGGCTGTTTGTCTTTTTTTCTCATTATGCAAAAAAGCAAGTCAAAGAAGTCACATTAGTAAGTGTTGCATGTATTTGAGTCTTAAATCTCATACCCTCGTCACCAATATAAGTTTCTATTACTGCTGTTGCTGATGCTGGAGTATCAATATCAAATAAGGTACTACCAGTGCTAGAGTCTTTAAGAACAATGCTACCTGCAGATCCTGCACAAACAGCATGAATAGCTATAAGCCTTGCTGGTTTTGTAGTTACATTACCTGTAGCAGTAACTTTAGATGAACTTGTACCTATCATAACTTACTCCTAGTTGCCAAATGGTGTTGCTATTGTGCCATCACCAATTAATAGACCTTCAACCATGTATGTGTTGTCCGCTGTTGCTGTGAACTTAATTCTTGAACCAATAAGACCACCTTTAGTAGCATTACCTGTTCCTGCTTCACCATTTAAATTAACAACATCGTTTGCTGCCGCTGGTACAAATGCTTTTTTGGAACCATCGTCAACACCAACCATTACTGAACCTACAAATTTGTCTGTTCCGTCAGTTGAAATTGTACCTGTAAACTCATCAATAAAAAGTATTTCAAAAGTTGTGCCTACAGTGTTTGGATTGTTTGGGTCGCTACCTGGACCTGAACCTGCAGCATCTGCAGTTGCATTAATCGTTGGTAATGTGATTGCTGTTGGAGTTCCAACAGGATCCATTGTGCAGATTCTTCCTGCGTGTGCTGCTACAGTTAAGTCAGT